TTATGTAAAAATACTCTTCAAATATTCTTTTAATACCTGTCTCTGATCAGCTGAAAGTTCCAGATACTTTTCAATAATTTTCTTATCAATATCATCCAGATTATAATCTTCAGCAATCTCATCAACCACACTCTCAGGAGTGCCAGTGAACATGTCACCTTTTCCTTCGGTAAGCCAGAAATAATTTACACGAAATTCTCTGCAAATGGATTTAGCAGTTTGTTCTGTTAAATTGCGCTCATTTTTTTCTAATTTAGAAATTGCTGTGTTGGAAACACCGATACGACGACCAAATTCTTCTTGACTCATGCCGAGGTCCTTACGCAACTGACGTAAGCGTTCGCTTGTAGACATTTGAAGTCCTCCTTTCTATGTGATTCTGTAATCAGAATACACCTAAAAATCCCCTCTGTCAATATAAATGCAAAAAATATATTGACAAACTAGACAATGGGGAATATTATATAGACATAGGGGAGAGACGATTAGACAGAAAGAGGTGAGGATAAATGGTAAATGCAAATTTATATGCAGACACAGTAGAAAAGAAAAAAGATGATGCAAAAGAATTGGTTGCCATCCTGAATAAGATTCCAGAAGAAAAGAAAGGTGAAGTCATTGGAATCGTAAAAGGATATGCGCTTTGTGCGGAGAATCAGAGAGTGAGGTGATGGGATGGAACGTCTAAGTGGTCCAACAGAGGTAAGAGTGATCAATGTGATTGAAGTAAAAGCAAAGAAAGGTCTTGGAATAGAAAAAGACCCAGTACGTGAAATAACACAGTACTGGGATATGGAAGGAAATTTCTTGGCTGAGAGAGACAATGATCAACAGTTGTTACTTGATCAAATTGAATGGGAGTCGAACAGATTAAAAAATATCATTGAGAATTATTTAAAAAAGCAAAAGCCTCAGTAAAACTAAGTTCGGAATCAATATAAGCAACAGTTGCTTTGATAAAGCGTTTTAAATCTTGAACATTGTAGTTCTGGTGTTTGCGTACGTAATGAGTTTCATCGTTGCCAAGCCAGGCAGAAGCTTTGGCAAGTGTTTTGATTTTTTTGTTATCAATAAAATCAGCTATACAGTTGCCTAAAAAAGAAGATACGATTTCAGACTCTTTATCTGGATGCTGTGATATAGCATAGTCTTTCACAAGAAATTCAAGAGCTTTTCGATAACCAATTCCGCAAAGCTCCGTTAAACCTAAAGCTTCAGCCTTTTCAGCTTGATGATAGATTTCTACAAATTTGGGTGTCAGTGTAGAAAGTTCCTGTGAAAATGATGTGGATTCGGAAGGAGTCGGATACTGAGCAATTGGAAAACCGAGAAAATCTGGAGAATCCTCTTGAATTAAGTAAACGACAAAAAAACATCTTCCGCAAGCAGGACAAAAATAAGTTGCGTATGCTGTCATCACCCCGGAAGATTCTTGGAAATAGTTAGCGTGTTCGGGGGAACGAGAGTATGCAGTTCCACAGCAAGGACATTTTGTAGGGAGCTCTAAAGAAAATTCTACAAAATGTTCAGAATCATAGTGGTTTAAATTGAGTGCATGGACTGAGGTTTTCATTAAAATCATTCCTTTCATCATTTGATAGGAAAATTATAGCAGAGAACAGCGAGGCAAATCAATAAGTACAACCAGCATCGCATAGTTTAAAGAGAGGTGGTGGATTTGCAACATATTTTTATTGCAGAAATTGATGGAAAAGAAATTGACATGGCAACCATGGTGCCGGAGGAAAAGCAAAAGGCAGTCATGGAAATGACCAGAAAATTTGTAGAACATTTAGGATACCAGCAGGAGAAAACCGCGTAAGCGGTACCGGTTGGACAAGCAAAGGAGGGATAAGAGATGTTTTATAAGATCGCAAAGACACTCAGCGTAACGGCAAGTATTATCGGAATCTTGATGATGGCTGGTGCGTGCTCAGTGAAAAGTCAGGAGTTGTTTTACTTATATGTAGCACTTGGAATCACAACACTTACTACCGGAGCATTTGCACTGGAATATTTCCGGATACGGGAATGGCAGTACCGGAAAAGGAAAATAAGGGAGGCGAAGGAACATGCCGGAAGAGAAGCAGCGTAAGAAGCGGATTCGGGTGGAGAAGCTGGATGAGTGGATTGAGACTTTGAAATCAATAGAAAGAGTCAACCGTGATTCCGAGTATTTCAAACAAAATGCAATCCCATATTTGGAACAATATGTAGACAGCCTGAAAGAAGCTGGCAGAAAAACAGTAGTATTGGAGGATAAGCAGTGAAAACAGTAAAAGTAACACCGGATAACATTATTTCGATAATAAATGTAGATTTTGATGATTTCCGTGATCTGCAGAAAGCAGTAGGCGGGCATTTTGAAATCGTAAGCACGAAAACCTTATATGAGACATTTAAGATGCCTATGATCATGTTAGTGGATGAGGACGGAATAATGAAGCAGAAAGAAGTCAACCGCCTTGGATCATACTTTTATGATGCAGACAGGCACGGATGGCCAATCTTAGGAGATATTGTATTTGCAATTGCAGCCGGAGAAGATATTGAAGCACCGGATGATGCGGAAGCTCTGATGGTATTCCTGAAAATGAATTTTTCGTACTTAAAAGAAGAATAAAAAAACGCTTGCGAAAAGAAATATCGCAAGCGCCGCAACCATAAAGGTACACGAATAATCTAAGCACTTATAGTGTACCTTTTAGCGGCTGGAAAGTCAAGTATTTACAGGGCGACTGCCCTTTTAATAACTTGATAAGACTATTAAAGTTATGAGGACACGCTATGAGAATCAGACGAGTGACATACGACTTGGGAAACGTAATAGAGAGACAGGAATATCTGGACGGAAGGTATGGAGCACCGGGAGAGAAGAGAGCCAAAAAGAAGAAAGCCACACCGGAGGAAGTGGAGCAGGTCAACCAGTGGACCAGGGAGAGAAAAGCCAGACACAGACTCCGGATGTATTTTAAGGTCAATGACTACTTTTTCACCTTGACATATCCGAAAGAAGAACGTCCGCCGGACATGAAGCAGGCAAAGCAGGATTTTAAAGAGTTTTACCTGTTCTGTAAGAAGGAATACAAGAAAAGAGGACAGGAGCTCCGCTGGATCCGCAATATTGAATGTACCCCGTCCGGTAACTGGCACGTCCATGTAGTTCTGAACCGAATTCCGGACACTGATCTGATCATAGCTGCAGCATGGAAGCATGGGAAAGTCCGAAACAAGCAGTTACTCTACGAAAAAGGTGAGTTCCGGAAGCTGGCGCAATATGTTACCAAAAACGAGAAAACCCAGAAAAAATACGTGGATGAGGGCGTACTGGATCATGAGATTGCAGAAGCCAATTTTTCTACGTCTCGAAACATGCCGCTTCCAGAACCCAAAACAAAGATTTTATACCGGTGGCTGAAAGAACCGAAACCGCCAAAGGGATATTACATAGCAAAGGATTCTTTTTACGAAGGGATCAACAAAGCAACCGGATTCCCGTACAGACACTACGAAATGATCCGGATAAGGAGAGAAGATGAAGATAGAACTATACACAGAGGTAAACTTCCGGGGACCAACAGCAAAAAACGGAAAGTGTATCGCTCTGGTGGAGTGCGAGACTAAGAAAGGACCGGCAGTGAAAGCACAGATCGAGACCGAACAGAACACGACCTACCACAGAATGAGCATGATCGCTATCCTTGTCGGTCTGAGAATGCTCCGACCGTGTGAAGTGACTGTCTACACGCCGGATCAGTTCCTGGTCACTACCATAAACGAAGGAAATATGGACAAATGGAAACGGGAAGAGTGGCGCAGACCACATGGAAAAGAGATAAAAAACAAAGAGCTCTGGCAGGAACTGTATGAGCAGACACAAAAACACCATGTAACCCTTGAATTTTCCGAGTCTACACGGTATTCCGATAGACTACAGTCCAAAATGAGATAAAAACAGGAGAAAACCTTGAAAACACCGAGAAAGAGAGGAATGGTATCTGTATTTAAACGAAAAAGTAGATCAAAACGGGGAGGTGTTATCTGATGAATATGATGTTTCCGAAGCCGACCAAACAGAAGAAACGTAAGAAGCACAAAAAAAGCATCATGCAGCCAAAAGGCGATCGTCGGTGCTATCTGTGCATGTTACTGGATGGAGATTTTACATACAAGCCATATCTGGAAGAGCATCATGTTTTGTTTGGTAATACCCATGCATTTGCAGAGGCAGAAGGGTTAAAAGTCAATCTCTGCCTGGAACATCACCGAAACGGACCGGCAGCAGTCCATAACAATGCCAAGAACGCGCGGATCCTGATGGCGAAAGCCCAGGAAGTGTACGAAAGAACCCATACAAGGGAAGAATGGATGAAAAACGCCGGAAAGAATTATTTATAGGCACCACAAGGAAGTTAATATATCACAATTTCGCAGAGTGCATGGCTGTCCGGTGCGGCAGCCAGAAAGGAGCGACATGAAGAAAGAGTTACTGGAGATCAAAAGAACTCTAACAATAGACAGGTACAATATCACAAGGATAACCGGATATATCGTAGATAATGACCGGAACTGCAGGTTGGAATTTGTCAAAAACTTTTTAAACCTCGAAGAGACGGAAACATTCAAATACTTGGATATCTTAAAAAAAGTTTTATCTGGAAAGCCTGGAAGAAATATGTTTCAGCTGGATTTTAAGGAAAAAACAAGAAAGCAGCATCTGGACACGATTGTAAAAACAGGATTAGAAGACAATGATGTACGCCAGATTTTCCTGAAAGAGATTGCAGAGTCTATTGGCATATTGAATAAAGGGTATTCCCTGATTCTAATTGCCAGTGGAATCTACGACATTCCGGGAATTGCCACGGACGGAGCGGATCTGGATGAAAGTGAAGAGGTTTATGAGTACATGATCGGATGTATCTGCCCGGTAAGTTTATCGGCAGCAGGATTATCTTATAAACCAGAACTGGCAGATATTCAGGAACGTACAAGAGACTGGGTAGTAAGTATGCCGACGCAAGGATTTTTATATCCGGCATTTACAGACCGCCACGAAGATTCGGAACATATCTGGTACTACAGCAAAGTTCCGGATAAACCGGACGCAGGCCTGATCACGCAGACACTCCGATGCGGGATGCCATCCACACCAAAAGAGCAAAAAGAAGCTTTTTGGGAAGGGTTAAATGCAGCAGACGGAAAAGTAAGCCTGGAACAGGCGAAAGATATTTATCATTACCTTGGAAGAATCCGTGAAATAAAAGCAGAATCAAACAACCGGATATTAAAAGGCGCGGAGCTGGAAAACGTATTAAAAAGCATCGGGATAGATCCGGAACTGGCAGCAGAAAAAACAAAAGACTGTGACGCGGCCGAAATCGATGCGGACAATACAGTGAGCACGAAGACATTTGAGATTGGTCTTCCGGATGCACATGTAACAGTAAGCGCAGACAGAACGGACCTTGTTACCTTAGAGATGATTAACGGAGAAAGGTACATTATGGTAAAAGCGGACGGAGACATAAATGCAAACGGAATCATTTTAGAGAACCGGGAGGGTGAGAAAGACGAAGAGGAAGACGACTAAACCCGGCAATATGCGGGCGTTCATATACTCGGTAAGCAAGAAAATACGCAAGGTAAGACGGAAAGGAACAAAAAATGAAAGTTGGAGACAAAGTACAGTTAAGGCGCAGGATCTCCCAGAAGGGAGGTAAATCCAGACTCGCCACGGAAAAAGTCACGATTCTTGGAATCTATCCACACCATGTGCAGGTCAGAAACCAGAAAGGGATAGTGAGGAGCTATATAAACTGGGAGTGGCAGCAGTTGACCAGTAAAGAAGGAATGGAAGGCGTGGAATCATGGCGCAGGAAGGGGTAACAATGGATAGATTGACAGAATGGATTGGCGAAGGAGAAGACCGACACGCTATACCAAGAATGGATTTGAGAAAAAACGGACACCAGGCGTGCTGTAATAAGCTGGCAGAATATGAGGATTTAGAAGAGACTGGAATGATCTCGAAATGGATTCCGGTGAAATGGCATGTGATATTGGATGCCGAACGGGAAGAGGAAGGAATCCCGGATGATATAGTCTATTATCTGGACTGCCCGATGCCGGAAGATGGTGAAGAAATAATAGTAACAGACGGAAAAAGGGTATGGACCGATGAGAACTGCATAGATATTGTAGGGTATTGCTTGGAAAGTGGAAACGATTGGAAAGATATAAAAGCATGGATACCACTTCCAAAACCATACAAGAAAGGTGGCAACAATGACTGAAAAAAGAAGTATGTCTGATTTGCGAAAACTACTCTGAAGACACAAAATGTGATCAGCATGATAGATGTAAGCTCATGGCGGTGTTAAAAGAGAATCGGGCACTAAAGAAAAAAGTAAGCCAGTTGAAACGCCAATTGGATGAATCAGAACTGAAACGATCATACATGGTAAATCCAAATGCAATTGGATACCGTAATGATATGGGGTGGTAAAGGATATGGAAAACAGAGAATTAAAAGAATATCTTGCAGAATTTGCCGATGGTACACAGGTGAGTGTTATTATAGCGAATCCCAAAAAAAGAAAAGTGTATATTCCGGAAGAGATTTTTATGATAAAAGATGAAAAAATAGGGAAACCGGTGCTTTGCATCCAGATCGCAGAAGAAAGAGAGATGGAGGAGGATGAAATAAAAGCAGATGAAGAAGATGAAAAGAGGGAAAAGTAAGAGATTAAATTTCCGAAACTTTTATTTTTCAATTTCAAAAAGAAGAGGAGGCTGAAGATGAATAATCAACAAGCAATAGATAGATTAGTGGGACATCTTGAATGGGGCTGGTCTGAGGAAACAGTAGAAGCCATTGGAATGGGGATACATGCACTAAAAGAAACACAGTGGATTCCATGCAGTGAGAAGATGCCGGAGGATAATACGGATGTAATTGTATGCTTTTACAGCGGAACAGTAACAGAGATGAGATATTGGGGAAATGGAATCTTTCAAGGAATCTATGAACACACGGCAAAAACAATTGTTGCCTGGATGCCGTTGCCGGAACCTTATAAAGGAGAATGATATGAGCGAATTAAAACCATGTCCTAGATGTGGAACGAAAGCATATCTTTCAAGAGATATAGTAGACGGATTTTATTTCGGATGGTCGGCTGGCTGTCCGAGATACTGCCACTACGATGGAATACATGGAACAACAATAGATACGTCCGAGGAAGATTGCTATGCGGTACACGGAGCGAATTCCAAAGAGGAAGCTATTGAGATATGAAATAACCGTGTTGAGCATCTGAAAGAACTCGATTAACAGAAAGGTTGCAAGAAAATCTTCGAAGAAATGCAAAAGAATCAGTTGAGATAAAGGAGAAAAAAGATGGAAATTAAAGAAGCTATGGAGATATTGGAGAAAGACATACATACAGAAGTTCCGAAAGCAGCTATCAGTGCAAGAAAGCATGATGCAGCTGTGCGAATGGCTCTCGTTGCGTTGAAAAAGCAGATTCCAGTAAAGCCGATTATCTTAGACGAACTGAACGGAGATATCGACTACGAATGCTCTATGTGTGGCAAACAGGTAATGTCGGATGCGGAAAGCAGAGACAACTATTGTGGCGAATGTGGTTGTAAATTTGATTGGAGTGAAATTGATGAGACTGATTGATGCGGATGAATTTCAAAAACAGATAGCAGGAATGGGCGCTGTTCATTCCGGCAATGATAGAGTAGCAGAGAAGGTGATGAAACATTGTATAAAAACCAGGAAGGATATTGTGATCCAACAGCAGGCAAAGCCATCCAAGATGCAAGCCGCATCCCACATCATGTAAAGGAAGCACATAAAGCATTAAAGGATATAGCAAGTCTGCTTGGATTCGAGGTCTTAGTATTAAGAGATAGGAAGACAGGGAGGGTATACCGATGGAAACAGTGAAAGAAGAGAATGAGAAGAAAAAGGAATACCTGAAACAGTACGGCAAAGCATTACGCCAGGAGAAGCGGATCGAGGAAGAGTTGGAACGCTTAAAGCTGGATCGGATGCTTCCGGGAGCACTGGCAGCAGATGGGCTACCAAAAAGCAGCAACCTTTCTGATCTGTCGGATTATATGGCGAAGATTGATGAACTGGAAAGAAAGCTGATCAGGCAGAGGAGAAAGAAAGTCCAGATTCGCACAGAAATCAGAGAGAGGATTGAAGAATTGGATAATGAGAAAGAAAAAGATGTGCTGACGAAACGATACATAGATTGTGAGGGATGGAACAGGATCTGTGATGAAACGGGATACAGATGGACACAGGTACACAGAAAACATTCAGAAGCTTTAAAAAAATTCAAAATGGTATAGAATGGTACACTCGGTCTGTGATATAGTGTATTCAGGTAAAGAGATGAACAGGGCAGCAGTCGAAAGATTGTTGCCTTTTTCTTTGCCGTGAATTCCGGAAAGAGGTTTGGCGGTTTACTCTGGAAAGAATTTATTCATATGTCAGTACATTTGTTTGTTGCAATTACTTTTTTAGAACTCCTTATTACAGATACAGAAACCGCCAAAATAAAAATATGACAGACAAAGAAGCAAAAGCATTTTACAACTCATCTGCATGGAAACATAAGAGAATGCAGATATTAGATCGAGATCATTACGAGTGTCAGGATTGCCGCAAGAGAATAAAAGACGCAGCTGCATCTGGCACACAGCTGATCGGAAGAGACAGAAAGATATGGAGAGCTGAAGAGGTACATCATATCCAGGAACTAAAGGAACATCCGGAACTTGGACTTGATGATGATAACCTGGTAAGTCTATGTAAGCAGTGACACAACCTGAGACATGGCAGAGCACCGAAGAGGTTTGCCAGAAAGAAGAAGCTTGTGAGCATGGAACGATGGTAGCTACACTGAGGGCAGACATAGCTTAGGAGGAGACAAGCGGACGGTGCAAGCCGTCGCATGTGCGGTTCGAGTCCGCAGCTGTCCTCAATTTTTAAATAGCCCCCCGGTAAATTCTCAGCGATTTTTCCTAAGTGAAGAACGGGGATGTAGCCATGACTCTGGAGAAAAAATGAAAATCTCGCGTGAAAAGGGTAAGGGTATCAGATTTTAAAATTTACTTTAAGAAGAATTTTTTTGACACGGGCATAAAAACCCGTGTTTTTTAGCAAAAAAAGTTACGAAAAAGGCATGATTTGAGCAAAAAGAGGTGAGTAAATTGACACAAAAAGACGTAAAAATATCGCTGATCAGACAATTGGAACTACGTGGAATGAGCGCAGAATTCTACATGGATCTAGTGAATGATTATATATATTACTGGTCGTTGAAAAAGAAACTTATAGCAGATATTAAGAGCAAAGGGTTGAGATACGAGACCGTGAACGGGAATGGAATGACGGTGGAAAAAGCGAATGAAAGCGTTGTCAATTTGCAGAAAACTACGGCCACTATGTTGAAGATCCTGGCAGATCTGAAGTTAAAAGAGCCGGTACCAGAGCCGGAGAATCCTGCAGATGGTTATCTGTAAAGAGATTGATTATTATCTCAAATATGCCGAAGAACATCAGAACTGGATAAATAAAAAAAGAAAATTACTGTTAAAAAATATCGTAAAGCCGTTGATGAAGCGGGACGATGTTTTTTTTGACGAAAAAACATACAGGAACTGCATTAAATATTGCGAGAGCAATTATTATAAGCTATTCCCATTTCAAAAATTCATATATGCATTTGCGTTCATGTACATGGATGACATTCCGGTTTTTCCCACGTTTTTTATAAAAGAGGGACGAGGAAATGGAAAAGATGGTTTCATCATACCGCTGGTGAATTTTTTTCAGACTCCACTATACGGAGTGATGAATTATCACGTCGAAATCGTAGCGAATTCGGAGGACCAGGTAAAAGATACGTTCAAAGTAGCGTATGACATGCTGCATGATAATCCTAAGTTCAAAGGTAAGTTCTCGGTCACAAAGGAGCTGATCTCAAACCTTGTAACTGGTGCAGAAATGAAATATAACACATCCAATGCAAAAACAAAGGATGGAAAAAGAACCGGTTGCCTAGTGCTAAACGAGATACATGCGTATGAAAATTATGATCAGATTAATGTATTTGAATCATCATTCGGTAAAGTTAAGCATTCACGGGAATTCATAATCACGACAGACGGATATGTCAGAGACGGTCCACTAGATGAAATATCCGCAATGTGTATGGAAATTCTTGAAACGGGAGAAAACCCACTGGGGTATTTTCCGTTTATCTGTGAGATTGATGATCTAAAAGAGGCAGACGATCCGGATGCATGGCATAAAGCAAATCCATCACTGGAATTTCTGCCAATTCTGGCAAACCGCATTATGCATGATTACCTGGAACAGAAAAAAATTCCATCTAAGCGAGCGGAGTTTCTGACAAAGAGAATGAACCTTCCGGCAAGAAGAGAGGAAGAAACGGTAACGACATGGCAAAATATCCTGAGAGCATGTTATGAAGGCGAGACAATGGAAGAACTGGAACGAAAGATTCCACGGACAACATTGGACACGCGAGGACAGGCAGCAGTGATCGGCATTGACTATGCGGATGTGCGAGACTTCGCATCAGCTGGCGTTCTGACAAAGACAGATGATGGAGAGTGGATATGGAGACAACATACATGGATCTGTGCCGACTCTCCGTTTATTGATTCCATTAAATTTCCGTTGCGAAATGCTGGACAAGCAGAATTTGAAGATTTTGAAGTTGTTCCGGGACCAGTAATTGATGTGAATCTGGTTGTTGACTGGTGCATGGAACAGATGCGAATTTTTGACATAAAGAAAATTGCAATGGACACATACAGATACACATTATTTAAACAGGCCTTTGAAGAAAGAGGAATTTCCATTGAAGACAAGAAGAATCCTCACGGAATCGTGAGACTGATTAGAAAGATTTCCTCCGCTACTGGAATCATAGCTCCGTTTATTCAGTCTATGTTCTCACAGGGGCTAATTAACTTCGGGCAATCAGCAATCATGAGATGGTATACGAACAATACAAGCGTGACTGAGGATAAATTTGGTAATAAGAGCTTTGGCAAAATTGAGCCGAAGCTAAGAAAAAATGATGGATTTATGGCTTTTGATGTGGCTATGTTCTGCAAGGACGAGCTGGAAGTCCAGATTATATACGTTTAGGAGAAAAGATATGTTTAATTTTTTTATTCAGAATCGGAATAAGGAAATGCAGTCTTTGGCGGAAATCATTGCAGTGGATATGGCTAAACTGAACCTATCAAGGCTTGCCATTGAAAAAGCCATGCTGATGATCGCAAAGGCGATTGCAAAATCTGACATTCTGATTCAGACGGAAAGTAAAGATAAAAGAAGACAGGAATATCGGTTAAACATACAGCCGAATGACCATGAATGTGGAACAGCGTTCTGGACGGAAGTGGTTAAGCAGCTGCTGACGGAACAGGAAGTTTTGATCATTCCGCTTGGTGGAAAATACTACCGAGCATCCGCCTGGGAGTCCACTACAAATGTGCTGACGGAAAGAACATACTCGCATATCACGCTTACTTGTGGCGGATACGATTATGCTCTTTTAAAATCATTCAGGACATCAGAAGTCATACAATTAAAGTATGACAATGCAAAAATCAAGCTGTATCTGCAGAATGTAGTCAGTCAATATGATAAGACACTAGATTCCATCAATGCAATGATGCGTATGTCGGCACAGCCACGATATAAGCTGAAGCTTGGCACCAGTGCGCTGTCATTCCGGGAAAAGCAAGCGGACGGAACAGATAAAGTAATGACAAAGGATCAGTATGTTGCGAAAATCAAAAATTTACTGGAAGCCGATGAACTTAGCGTTCTGACAGAATCAGATAATGTATCCGTGGATCAGATGCAGATCAACACTTCCGTCAAAGCCGAGGAACTGTCGAAGATGGCTCAGCAAATCAACAATGAGGTAGCGAATGCATTTGATATTCCTGAAGCTGTATTTAATGGAAATATCACGGAACAATCCGATGCCACCAATGAATTTATTACTTATGCAGTCGGACCGATTGCTGAAGTTATCAACGATACTCTGACTGCTTACATTGTCGGAGAAACCGATTTTTGTAGCAAAAACGAGAAAGTCTTGGTATGGCTTGCGAGATTTAAGCATGTTGACATTGTTGATAGTGCAGTCAACCTTGATAAGCTCCGTGGAATCGGATTTAACCTTGACGAGCTTCGCGAAATGGTCGGCTATCCATTACTAAATACAGATTTCAGTCAGGAAAGAGCACTGACGAAAAACTATGGAGAGGAGGGCAGTACGAATGAAACCTAGCAACCATACATAGTCGGAGGTGATCCAACCTATCTCGGAGCTGTCCGTTAAACAGTAAACTTAAAAGAAAGGAAAGAGAACATGGACGCAAAAAAATACTATTCTTTGGAATCTAAGAATGATGTGGCAGACCTCTACATTTTTGGGGATATCACATCATGGCCGTGGTTAGAAAGTGACGTGTCAGCAAGCGGAATTGTGAACGAACTACAGTCCTTGGATGTAAAGGAAATTAATGTGCATATCAACAGCTATGGCGGTGAAGTCGCAGAAGGATTGGCGATTTACAATACGCTCAAGAATAGTGATATGAAAGTCACTACAATCTGTGATGGATTCGCTTGTTCCGCAGCATCAGTCATTTTTATGGCAGGTGACGAAAGAATCATCAATGAAGCGTCACTGCTCATGATCCACAATGCATGGACATATGCGAATGGAAATGCTACAGAGCTTAGAAAGGCAGCAGAAGACCTTGATAAGATTACACAGGCTTCCGTCAATGCTTATGTAAGTCGAGCAGTGATTTCAGAAGATGAGATTAAAAATCTCATGGACAATGAAACGTGGATCACAGCTCAGGAAGCTGTAGAATATGGATTTGCTACAAAAACCGAAAAGTCCGATGATGGCGGAATTAAACAATCAGCATTTGCAAATATTCGCAGAGCCATTCTCAAAAAACCGGAAAATGTAAAGCCGGTAGAAATTGCAATGCAGTTGGATGATGAAGCAATCGCAGAGGTCATTGCGGAAAGAGTAGTGAATCTTTTACAGAAAAAAGAAGTTCCGTCAGAACCGAAGGAACCAACAAATAGCAGCACTGGATGGAGTGCATTTTTTGAGTAGAAAGGAAAAGATAAAATGAAGATTGAAAATTTATCACAGGAATTAAAAGAAAAAGTTAAGCAGCTGTTAGAGAGCGCTCCGGCAGATCAGAAAGCGGATGCGATTATGCAGTCGATCGAAATGATCGAGGAAGCAGCACATGCAGATCTGATCAATCAGGTGGTGGCAGAGGCAGAAAGAGCGAGCCATGACGCTGAATTTAAGAAACAGCTTGGACTCCGCAATCTCTCACAGGAAGAAAAGAAATTTTATGAGGGATTCAAGGATATTAAGCAGTCTGTAACAGCAAATCAGATTGATATCATCCCGACAGAAATTATCGATCGCACAC